ATTCCACAAGACGAACAATCAGTATCTGCTGGTGATGCTAATGATGATAGATTCGGGACATCTGTTGCGTTGGGTGCTAAGGGTGATTATATTGCTGTGTCGGCAACTGGAAGAGTAAAAGATATTGATGGTTCTCCTGCTCTAGACGGTGGTACAGTATTCAACTACTATTCTATTTTAGATGAAACTGGATCATATAATCTTACTATTGCACCTGGACTAAATAGATCTTTAGAGGAAGATCAAACTGTAAACTTTCATCAAAGATCTTTGATTAGTGCTTCTTCGCATACGTTTGAGTTTGTTGGATCAGGCACTAATATGTTCGCTGCAATACCTCAAAATGGTGGTATACCAATAAAGCAGAACGAAGTGGTATTTGACTCAGCAGAAGCAGCAGAACCGAATTTTGGTTTGGTGTATTTTACTGCTACAGATGAATTAGGGGATTTCAGGATTGGTGGTGATTTAACCATTAATCGTGAGTCAGGAACAATTACTGGTACAACTTTCGATAGATCTTTGTTCGCAGTATTAACACCATATATTTTAGCATTAGAGGGTTAAAATGGCTACTCCATTAAATGTATTTAAAACTACAACAAAAAGTCTCGCGGATTCTGATGCCGATTTTGGCGTACAGGGAACAGATAAATTTGTATATAGAGCACCTCCCGGAGTGACTGCGATTGTTCTTATGGCACAGGTTTCGAATGTTGATTCTGCAGATAGAACAGTCGGGACTACTTTTATACACAAAGATGTTGGAACTCAAGTCGAAACCAAATTGGTAAACAATTTTGCAATTCAAACAAATGATGCTGCCGGAGTTTTGACAGGCAAATTAATCGTACAAGAGAATAACGAAATCCTTGCGTATACGCATCGATTTAACGGCACTGAAGACACTAATAATAGTTTGCTTTTAACTTTGAGTTATCTGGAATCGTTAAATGGCTAAGAGACTTATATCGTTAGCAGGGAAAGTATTACGAAGACCAGCATCAGAATTAGACGCTGATCGTTATCAATACTTATCGCTTGAACAGGCAGAACCGAATCCGGGTAATCCTGATTCGAATAATAGTATATTTGTTTCTAATGCCGATGGAACTCGCAAATTCGTTCGCGAACCCGAATTGGGCGGACTTTCTTTTACTAACGATAGGTTGCCCAACTACGACGATTTTGTAGTCGACGGCAACTATGCTTTAATTCTTAACAACGATCCGAATTCTCATAGCGGAGCAGATAGTGTTGGTTATCGTCAACTCGCTTCTTCTGCTTTCTCTCTGCCAACCTTAGAGCAAGTTACTACTCAAGGCAACGAAACCACTCAAGGCATAGACCTTGTTGGAGGAGCATTAACTTTAGACGCTGATGCAAGTTTATCTGCTCTAGGCGATGTTACTATTAATGGTGGTACTGGCAAAAATCTTATTGTAGATGGTCCGCAGTTATTTTATTCTGCGCCAGCATTAATAGATAATACGCTTTTAACTATAGGTTCTAACGATAGCGTTGGTCAAAGAGAAGCATTATTTGCATTCGTTGCTCCTACTTTACGACAAACTACAGACCAATCCCTTGCTTCTGGTGATGCAGGTTCAACTCCCAAGAAAGGCGCAGTAACTACATCTGGGATAAACGCTCCATTTTTTAGTTTTAACTCTGCTCCTCCTGGGCGAGCAAGTGTAGACGCAAGAACTGCATTAGTCTATACTGGATTAGACGATTCAATTGGTACTCGTAGTCTTAGAGATCTAGCGGTGCAAGACAGCACTACTTTTTCTATCGGTGCAAATAGATTAAAACTTCCAGGCACATCTGTTAAAACTTTTGTTTCCGGCGACACTGTTCGTATGATGGTGTTTGATAGCGTTGGAACTATTCCACCAAACGGTAATATTAAAAACGTTCAGTATGCTGATTTTGATTATGACGATCTTTTGGGTAACGACGAAACGTTACATACCGTAACTGCAAGAACAGAACCAGGATTTGCAACTGGAGAAACAGGCAACCTTGCTATTTTCAGCGGCGGTATCAATTTCACTAGTCCGCCCGCAGGAAATACTTTTAGCGCAGTTTTTCGCGGAACTGTCGCAGATGCTGATGCTCTTGGCGTAAGAACTTTAACAGAATTAGCACTTCTCGATAGCACTACTGCTAATATTACAACCCATGGATTAACGGTCAAGTATAACAGTTTAGATGTCCAAACAACTGCTAGTTTAGACAGTACTACGGTTGATGGTCCATTAGTAGTAAATGATTTGTTCACTGCTACTGATGGAGCAGTTGTCAATACTTTACAAGTTAGTGATTTAACTAATCAGAGAGTACTTATCGCAGGAGCGAGCGGCGAAGTAACAGATGACGCAGATTTAACTTTTGATGGAGACACATTAACTTCTAAAAATCTTAATGTGTCGATCAATTTTGATGTAGACGGGGCGACGACATTAGACTCTACTACAATAGATGCGGGCATTGCTGGTTCTGCCATAAAAATGGTAAACCTTGCACAGACAGCGATAGAATCAACCGCTGTTATGATCGAAGACGATGGGACTATCAAGCAAAGAACTCTTGCTGCTTCTGCTTTTTCAGACCCAACTTTGCAATTGGTCACAGATCAGGGCGACAGTACCACTGCTAGAATTACGACCAATGGTATTATAACAACTGGGTATTCAGAATTCGGCGACTCAGTAGTATTTAAAGATTCGACTACTATTGAAGGCGCTTTCCTTTTACCCAATATTGAGTCTACAAATAGTCTTAGGGTGCTAGTTAAAAATACTACTACCAATGAAATTGGTTTTCAAGACATTTCTCAAGAAGCGATTACCGGAGAAACGTTACATTCAGTAACTTCTCAAGGAAAGACGACTAGTAATGATATTGGTGTTCAAGCAGTATACATTTATGACAAAACAGGGTTTGCTGATAACAATCAATTTTCTGGCAATTATAATGTCGTTATTGATTCTGATCGAGATATCCATGTTCAAGATAAAATATTTTTTAATGATCTCTCTGGAACAGCAGATCAACATTTTCTAGATCCAAAATTTCAAGGCGATAGAAATTATATTAGGTTTACAGATCCTGCGTTTGCTGGTTATCCAGGAATTTATGATTTTATTTCTGACGACAGCGATAAAATAGAAGCAGTAGGTAATTCTCTTATTCGCGCGGGTGGTCTAATATTAACGGACAGCGCTACTGTAGGCACAAACTTAACCATTACCGGTAATCTAACTGTTAACGGTACGACAACGTATGTCAATACCGAAACGTTAAATGTAAACGATAAAAATATTGTTATAGCGTATGGCGAAGTAACTGAAACTAACACTGCCAACGCTGGTATAAAAATTGCTGACTCGGTAAACCCGTTCGCTTCTTTCTTATATGACGGAGCAGGTTCTTGGGTTGTAGATGTAAATCTTACTGTTGATAGTGATTTAACTGTTAGCGGAGCAACTAATTTAAACGCTGCTGCTACCGCTGGCGTGTTTCTTTCTGGCGCGCAAAACCTATCAACTGAAACAACTGGATTATTTTTAGGCGAGAATGATAGTGTAGGGTTTAGAAATTTTGAAGATGGCGCTTTCACGCAAATCTCTTCTCTGAGTTGGGATAGAGTTTTAGGGTTTGGCGATAGCACTGGTCCGCATCAACCTTTTATAAAGAGCGGATTTAGAGTAGACTCAGCAGGACTAGTATCCGATCCGACAAATCTTCGTGTAATGACTTTGGTAAGCGATGGACTGCCAGCAAGTCTCGGCGGAAGAGATAGCGTTGGTGTTCGTACTTTAGGGACTGCTGCGAATTTATCGCAAAATGATATAACTTTAGATTTTGTTCTTAATAAAGGCAATACCTCTTCAAACGGTGTAACAATTGGTACATTAGAAATCACTAATCCGCCAGACTTTGATAATGTACCGTATGCTGCGCAGAACATTCAAAACGCATTGTTTATTGCGAGCAACGATAGTGTTGGATTTAGAGACTTAGGCAACCTTGCGTTTTTAGATTCTGATGCAGAAACTCTCGCTTCTCTTACATCTAAAGGTCCGAAAGATAATACAGTAGTTGCTACTGATTTGTCTTTCCCGAATCTAGCATTGACAAGCTTATCTTCTGCGGCAGTTGATATTGCAGTTATGCTAGACGGCGACGATCTTGTCACGCGACAACTCTCTTCTAGTGCGTTTACCCCGCAAGATCTACAAGACGTAACTGAAACTGGGGCGAATCGACATTTCGGTGGACACAGAGATTCTACGAATATTGCAGTTGTTCTTGACGGCGGATTGTCATTAAATGCTCCTCTTACCGCTCAAGCGGCATTAGAAGCAGCGCCTACATCAGATTTCTATCAGATGTTGATAATCAATACTAACACTGATAGTGTTCGTCGCGGTAACATTCCTACGATTATTCAAACAACTTCTGATCTCAATTTGCAAGAAGTGATGAATATTGGCGCTGCTTTAAATGCTGACGGATTAAATCGCGATTCGACTACAGTTTCTCCTGTTTTTGCTAACACTATTTTCTACCCAGGAATAGACAAAACGGAGTCAACTTCTGATTTTCTTATAGTATACGATTCTGTTAATCAGTCTTTAGACAGAAGGTCGTTATCCGCTATACTTGGTGGAGTATCTTTGCATGATGTAACTACTGTTGGCAGAACTACTTCTAATGCAATTGGTTCAAAAGAATTTAGAATTTGGGATGGAAATAGTTTTGCCGACGATGATAATCTTGCTAATTTTGATTTAGTAATTGATGAAAACCGTAATGCGTTTTTTGCAAATCTCGACGCTACTGGTCTCACCACACTTGACTCGACCACGATTGATGGACAGTTAAGGGTAGGTATTAATTCTGGTTCTGCTACTCAAATTACTAGTGATGGAATACCAACACTACAAGTTTCTGACGCTACTTCTAATGCGATACTTCAACTTCATAGACAAGACGTTGGTATTCTGTCAAACGATCAATTGGGTGCTGTTCAATTTTCTGCGACTGATTTGGGTGTTAATAGAACCGGCGCACAGATCACTGCAAAGGCATCTACGAATTGGAATTCCGGAAGTGAACAAGCAGGCACACGATTAGGTTTTTGGACTAGAGGTAATCAAACAGGTTATGCTTCTCTATATGAGAAAATGCGTATCGGCGCTGGAGATTCAGAAGGCATTGACGTTTTTTCTAATTTAAACGTAGATGGTCTCACCACACTAGACTCCACCACGATTGATGGTACATTATCCATAAATCCTGTCGGAACGCAGTCTGTAATTTTCGGAAACAATCAAACTACATTTAGTAACAGAGATATTTTAATTCAGTCCAAACTTACTACTAGTGATTCTGTTAGTTTTGGAGAGCCTCCTATGGTTTCTTCAGGCGGTACAGGATTGAGAACAAAGATTGGCGGAGAATTATTATATGGTGATCCTAATGTAGATAGATTAGCGTTTACAAATGGTGCGGGAACCAACGCTATTCTTAGTCATAATGGCAATGTCCCAGTATGGATTTCTACTGCGCCGTTTTTAAATGCTAATTCTGTAACCCTAAACGCTGTTCCTGTTAATGATAATGATACTGTTTTTCCTCTGTTCAGAAGACAAAACACTGCGGGTGAAGACAGTGTAGAGTTTGATACTGATTTTTTCTATAATCCTTCTTCTAATAGATTAGACGTTGGCGTATTAGACGTAACTACTGCTATAACAGCAGATACTCTCGAAACTTCTGGCAATATTATTGTTAATGGAGTTTCAAATCTTGACTCGGTAAATGTTATTGGCGACCTACAATTATCAGGAGATGCATCGTCTGTAGGAAGGTTACTCGATAGTGCAGGAAGGTCTTTTGTAGTCTTTGATTCTGCTGGACAATTACTTTGGGGTAATGATGGAACGGGCGGCACACCTGCTGGCGGTGGTGGCGGCGGAGCAGGCGGTGGTGGTGGTGGAATTGCATTCACCGATTTAGAAGTTATACAGCAATCTGCTTCTGGTGGAGGTTCATTAACTTACAGCGATAACGGTGTAACTGCCGGAGACTTTTTCTATTCTCCTGCAGAACTAGGCGATTTCGCTTTTAGTGCAACACAAATAGATAATACGTCTGGCGCTTGGTCGGTAACCGATTCCGTAAGTTTTGCCAAAGCGGTAGCAATAACAGGAGACTTAATTGTTTCTGGAGAAATTATTGCTAACGGCGCAGGTACGCCAGAAATTACTTCTGGTAGTGCGATCGAATTAACCGCAACTACTAGGGTTCAGGTTAACAATACTCCGTTCAGGTTAGCGACATTATCTGCAGATCCTGTGAGTGGTAGTGTAAATGGTGATATGTATTACAATACTACAACTCATAAATTTAGAGGTTATGCCAACAGCGCTTGGGTCGATTTAAACTAAGGAGTAATCGTGGATAAGTTTTATTTAGTACTCTACGATGAAACGAATAAAGAAACTTTTTTATCGGATCATCCTGAAATAAATATAAGTTCTTCTTTAAATAATTTTCCAAATATGTTAGTTGCATTCGGAGAATCAGTAGAAGAATTTGCATCTTATTCAGAAATTAAAACATGTTATAATGCTTCGAAAACAGAAGCAAAACATATACCTGAGTCTGTTGCAGAACCTACTACACTAACGTCAAATTTTACTATGAGAATTCCGGCGGCCACAGAAAACGGTTCGGAATATGCCAACATGACTCATATTAAACATACAGGAATGAAAGACGAACTTTCTCCTAACACATATGGTCTTGCTAATAATGATACAGACACTAATGTTGACGCGACATATACAAATTATTGGACAGGAAAAAACATAGATGTTTTTATATTAGATCCTGGGTCATCTTTTGGGTCGGGGAGCAATTCAATATTTCCCAGCGATCACCCTAATTTTGATGATTTAGACAATCCAGGCAACACCAGATATCGAAGAGTTAATTGGAGCTTGTATGATTCGGGGTTGTCTTCTACTAATAAGGGCACAAATCAAACTTTACAAACCGGAACCGAAACTCATTTTGCGGTTCACGCTTCGGGGTGTGCAAACGTTTCTTGCGGCATTTATTCTGGATTTGCCAAAAGAGCAAATATTTATGGAATGCAATTCAACAGTGCATCTACAATTGCAGAAATTTTAAATGCGATTATTAGTTGGAATTCAGCAAAACCTGTTAATCCTGAAACTGGATTTAAGAACCCGACCATCTTGACTAATAGCTGGGGGCAACCATATGACCTTCAAGGTTTTCTTAATTTTGATAATATTACAAGCGTAGTTAAAGACGGCGTTACTACTAATAGACCCGGATCTACTTGGGATTTTGATTACAGCGCATTTGTTGATGCAGGAATTATACCTGTTTCTGCTTTTCAGTCAGACGATCGCGTACCATATGATGGTTTGTTTTTTCCATACCAAAACGAAGATATTAATCCAAGAGCGGGCGACACCGAAGTTGTAGCAAATTTATTTGCAACGGCATGGGATGCTGGTATAACAAATTTTATGTCTGCTGGGAATTATCCTCTTGCAGTAGGAAGTGAAGAAACAGAATCTAATAATTATGTCGTTTGGGAAGAAGGACTGGGAAATTACGAAAGACAAATTACCACTAGAAATATCAACATGTTTAGAAATGATGGGTTCACTGATTTGGCCGGATCTGCTTTACATCCAACAAATCCTGAAAACATATACTATCATGGATTTCGTTCTAGAATTCATTATTGGATACCCCAAAACAAAAGAATAGTGGTGGGCGCTCTTAACAGTTCTGGAGTTCATTATTTTATAGAAGGATATAGTGCAAGAGGACCAGGAGTAGATTTATATGCACACGCTACAGCAACATGGTCCGGATATGCTTCTACTGATGGTAGTTTAACTTATAATGACGGTTTTGAATGGAGAATGTTTGGCGGAACATCTTCTGCCACTCCAGTAACTGCAGGAATGGCAGCGTGTTATGCAGAATACTTTTATCATAAAAATAACAGATATCCAACTCCTTCGGAATTAAAATCTCTTTTAATTGATAATGCTTTAGACGGTGTAATTCGCGAAGATCCACCAGAATCCAATTGGTCTTTTACTGATCTTGAATGGGATCAAGTAAGTCCTGCCACTTTGCTAATTGATGGTGTTCAAGCGAATCAAGTTATTGGTAAATATCCTTTTTCTTCTTCATCTATTGCTGAAGGATATTATTATACATCGAAAAGGTTTAATCAATGGGCGTCCCAGTCGCCGTCGACCCCCCTTACTGTAAGTGGGCTTTTCCGCCAAATCGATCCATTTTTTAATAAGGGATATTCGACTATGTCTCTTATGCTCGGCAATGGCAATAATAAGGTTTTATATATGCCGGACGAAATACGATTAACTGGAAATGAAGATCCCCCACCCCCGCCATCTGGCGGAGGCGGCACTAACGAAGACAGTGGTCCAGGAATTTATCGTGTAAAAGGTTCGGGCGGAAATATAAAAAATGGGATAACTTTAAAATTTAATTCTTAGTATTATAAATAGGTGTAACAATGCCAGAAAATAACGTATCAAGATCTAGAAGAAACGTAAGATCTTTAAAGAGAAAAACAAAAATTCTGGAAAAAAGAAAAACCATTCCTGCTATCAGAAGAAAAACGAGACTGTTGAGAAAAGAAGATAGATTAGGCGTTTCTGTAATATACGAAATGATCTTTAATAAAGTAAACGAGGATTAAAAATGGCGACTCCTGCGTCAAGGCAACAATTAATAGATTTCTGTTTGCGTCGTCTCGGCGAACCTGTCATTGAAATCAACGTAGATGTTGATCAGATTGAAGACAAGGTTGATGACTCTTTACAAATGTACAGAGAGTTTCATTCTGATGCGACATATCGCACATATCTCAAACATCAAATTACGCAAACAGATGTAGACAATAAGTATATACCTATAAGTCCAAACATATTATATGTTTCTCAGTTGTTTCCGATCAATCCAACGTTTTCTACTATTAATATGTTCGATATCAGGTATCAAATGATGCTTAATAGTTTGGGCGATTTTATGAATTTTGCTGGTGGTATGTCTTACTATTATCAAATGAATCAATATTTAGATTTTTTAGACCAGATGTTATCAGGAACTCCTCAAACAACTTTTTCTAGAAGGCAAGACCGTTTGTATATCTGGGGCGAATGGAGTGAAAATTCTATATCAGCTTTGAAACCAGGCGATTATATAGTCGCTGAAGTTTACGAAGTAATTGATCCGGATTTACACACAAGTATATACAATGATATGTTCATTAAAAATTATACTACTGCTTTGATCAAACAACAATGGGGTTTGAACATGTCTAAGTTTGAAGGTATGCAACTTCCAGGAGGCGTAACTATCAGCGGACGTCAGATATTAGAGGAAGCAAACACAGAAATTGAAAAACTTGAAGAAAAAATGCGGCTCGAGCAGGAGTTACCACCAGATTTCTTCGTAGGATAATTTAATGGCAACGAATCAATATTTCTCACAAGGTTCGCGGTCTGAACAGATCCTTTATGAAGATCTTATCGTCGAATCTTTAAAAATGTTTGGGCAAGATGTGTATTATCTTCCTCGCGAATCTATTGACGTAGACGACATTTTTAAAGATGAATCATCTGCTAGTTTTGACAATGCATACAAAATAGAAATGTACATCGAAAACATTGAAGGGTTTGATGGTGAGGGAGATTTGTTCACGAAGTTCGGGGTAGAGATTCGTGACCAAGCAACCTTTGTTGTCGCCCGACGACGATGGAAAGAATTTATTGCTCCGTTAGAAAATGATCCTGGAGTAGAAGGCAAAGCGTTCTATAGACCAAGAGAAGGCGACCTGATACATTTACCATTATCTAATTCAATATTCCAAATAATGAAGGTGTTTGATGAAACTCCGTTCTATCAATTAAAAAATCTTCCTGTGTTTAGACTTAGTTGCGAATTGTATGAATATAGTAGTGAAGATTTTAATACGGGTATCGAAGCAATAGACGCGGTTGAAAATTTTGGTTATAAGTATTTAATAACAGTGACGAATGAAGCAGGTATTGGTGGTATCCCAGGTACTTTTGTTGCGGGAGATCAAATAACGCAAACAAATGACGGGTATACGATGACTGCTGACGTTGTTGATTGGAATTCGGTTACACAAATTCTGACTGTTGTTAACGTAGGTTCTTCTGACGGATTACTTAGAGGATTTGGAACAACCAATCCTATAATTGCACAGAGAGGAGTAAACACTTCTGTGACTGCTACCGTAGTTTCTGTAGCGGAAGAAATAGAAAATTCTTCTAACGAAGTTCAGAATGATGAATTCGAAACTGTTGCTGATAGTATTTTAGACTTCAGCGAATCAAATCCATTCGGTGATCCATAATGCTTGAATCATATTTTTATAATGAACGTATAAGAAAGGCAGTAGCGGTTTTCGGATCGCTGTTCAACAACATTTATGTTGTGCGCACTGACTCTGCTGGTGCTGTTTTAAGTCAGGTAAAGGTTCCTTTGTCGTATGCGCCGAAAAGAGATTTCATAGATCGTATAGCAAGAACAGATGTAGGCGAAGAACAAGAAAGGCAGATTGCTGTTAAACTTCCGCGTATGTCTTTTGAAATACTAGGAATGAACTATGATCCTCAAAGGCAGTTGCCAAAATTAAACAAAAGGATTATACCTGCTTCTACTGGGGCAAGTTCGGGGCAGGTCGTCTATACGCCTGTGCCATACAATATCAATTTTCAATTAAACGTATACGCTCGTAGTCAAGACGATGCGTTACAGTGCGTTGAGCAAATATTACCTTACTTCACTCCGCATTACAACCTGCAAGTAAAACCTTTAGATGGTTTTGATTTACAAGAAGATACGCCGATTAGGTTAGACGGAGTTGTTATACAAGACGACTTTGAGGGTGCGTTAGAGAATAGAAGAACAATTATATACACGCTTGACTTTGAGATGAGGTTAAACCTGTACAAAGTTATCAACAGCGCTACCAATCTTATTACTCAAGCGACTACTAACTTTTACGATTACACGAACACGGGCGACCTTCTTACTTTTCTAGAATGTAATACTAATATTGTTGAAGGCAATACTGGAACTATAACAGAAGATAGCGGTAGCGTTTCTAATACTCTGCGCGTCGAATATACACTCAATGGATTGTACGACTCTGCTAATAGTGTTATAGGAACACCGTTCAGTATCGCATCTGGCGATTCTGCTTCAAATGGTACAACGTCTATAGTGCCTTCTACTGGAGTTTGGACATATACTCCGAACGCAGATTTCTTTGGTGTCGATACCTTTGATGTATCTGTTGATGTCGGACAAAACGTTACTGAAAAATTCGCTGTAACTGTCAATGTTTCTGCGGTTAGTGATGCGGTCGACGACGCGTTCACTGTATTTAACAACGTGCCGACTATAGTAGATGTTTCTACAAATGACACATTTGAAACTACAGGAGACATAACCCATACAATAGAAGATCCAGGATCGTCAACAGTAACTATTTCTAATTCACTTGCAGGTACTTTCAGTTATCTCGCGCCTGATTCGTTTATAGGAGTAACTACTTGGGAATATCGCGCGTTACCCACAGGTGGCGCAGCAGAAACTGCTACGGTTACGATGACATGTGTAACTGGTCTTACGTATACAGTCTCTGTACCAAACGGTATCGAAGGTACAACAGTACAAGCAACAATCACCACCAACTATGCAAATAATCAGACAGTAAACTGGTCGATTACTGGCGACAATAACACTAACGGACGTATCTCTACAACCAGCGGAACTGTAACGATGGACGCGCTGAGCAAAACAGTTGACATTGTTATAGGTCAACCTGCAGGTGAACAGGGTACGGTAACAAGCACGTTTACTATTTCAGACGCTGGTACAGACCACGATGCGCCATATAACAACGCGTTTGCTGCCGCAATCACTGCGTCAGATACGTTTGACGTTCTTGACTAAATAAAACTATGCATAACGGATTAGAAGACAAAAGAAGGCGAAGAATTAACTTGCGCGATAGGCGAGTCGAAGAAGTCTTGCCCGAGCATTTTGCTGCGGATTATCCTAAATTTATTTCTCTGCTTGAATCATATTATGAATTTGAAAACGAAAATGACCCTACTGAACTTTTAAATCATTTGTTCGAAACAAGGGATATTACTCAAACCGACCTTGACCTTTTAGCATTTATCGAAGATGAGTTATTGCTAGGCGAAGCATACTTTGAAGGGTTCCCTGATCCTAGAGCGGCAGCGAATTTTTCTAGTATATTGTTTAGGTCTAAAGGATCAAAGTATTCTATTGAGTGGTTTTTTAGAGCATTTTTTAACGAAGACGTTGAAGTAATTTATCCAAAGAAAAATATTTTTAATATTGGAGAATCACAAATAGGTCCTGATTCTTTAAGATATATTACCGATAATAAATTATATCAAACGTTTGCTATACTTTTAAAAACGGGACGCTCTATTTCTGAATGGAAAGACATCTACAAGTTATTTGTTCATCCGGCAGGCATGTATCTTGGTGGTTCAGTTTTAAAAATTATGAACGAAGAACTTCAGACATTAGATTCTGCAGAAACTGGTACGAGATTAACTCCGGCATATTCTATAATCGGAGGAAGTTCAAACGAAGGTACGACTGGCACAGTAACAGTTAATGCTACAAATTCTCCGGATACGAATTTAAGATATTACATTGAACATCTATCTACTTCCCCGACAGATTTTGTTGTTCCTCGTCCACCGACAGATTTATCTTCTGCAGGAAATATAACGATTACTTCAAATTCTGGATCTGTTGATTTAGAATATGCGTCAGATTTATTGGTCGAAGGAAATGAAGTTTTTGCTTTTAAATTGTATGATTGGGAAGGAAGGAAATTAGATTCTGCGAATATAAACATCAACGATGTCGTTCCTCAGTACACCGTTAATTTAGATGCAACTAGCATAACAGAAGGCGCTGCCATAACAGGAGAAGTAGTTTCCGACGACCCTCAAAACGAAGTAGTGACATTGTCGATTATTGGCGCATTATCAGGAAATTCGAGAATTTCTTCTCCTGGTACAGTTACAATGACCAGCAGTCCTCAACCGTTTTCTATTGCTACAACAGCAAATGCAGCTGCTCAAGGACCGCTCACTGGCCAAGTTCAAGCTTCTTCTGCGTTTGATACAGAACCTTCGGCAACTTTTACTTTAAACGATGGACCTGCTTCTTATACTTTATTTTCTCCTTCATATTTGTATAGCGAAGGGAATACAATATCTTTTAATGTTTCGGGAAGCAACGTTCCTTCTGGAACATATAAACTTAGACTTGCTGAAGAGGGTACAGCAGATAATACAGATTTTGTTGAAGACGTTTCATCGGCGTTAAACCTATCAGTTACTACCGCTGTTAGCGGAACTTTAGGATCGACTACAGCAACTCTAACTAATACAGCAGATAATCCTGAGTGGTTTTCTGCAAAATTATACGATCCCACCAATGTTACAAAATTAGATAGTGTTACGATCAATATTGCTGGGGCGTTGACGCCAACATATTCTGTTTCTGCGCCAGATACAGTAGAAGGAAAACAAATACCGTTTACCTTAACTCCGACTAATGCTAATGGAGAAGATGTTAGTTGGTCTTTTATTAGCGGAACCACTAACAGAATTGTGAATGGAGATTCTACAGGAACAGTTTCTTCTGTTAACGGAACAACTTCTTTTGGGGTTCGTTTGCGAGACGATGATTATGATTATGGGGCAGGAGGAACTTCTTTAACTGTTCAAATTCAAGGCGTATCTTCTGGTAGCACAGCAACCGATACTCTTCAAGTATTAGATTCTGATGCAGTTTATACTATATCTGTTAATAACACTACACCGACCGAAGGCAATACGCTTACTTTTACAATCGGAGGAACAGATTGGAGTCAATCGCCGATTTATTTACAGTTCGTACCCGTCGTAGGTGCGATATCAACAGCAGATTTCACAAATCCTTCCGCCGGATCTGTAGCTCCTATTAGCGCTAAGCAAGCAATTACAACTTCTGGAAACCCTGCTTCGGCATCATACACGATTGATCTTGTAGATGACGCTGTTACAGAAACAGAAAGTTTTACTGCTAAATTATATACTAGTTCTGGTTCTTCTACTCCTGTTGCAACTACGCCTACGATTACTATAAACGATGGAGTAGCAATACAAACGAGCGATGGTTATGTTATGTTTTTACCAGGAACCACTAGTGTATCAACTACTTCATCTGGAATTACTTCGGTACTTGATTTTAACGCTGATGGCACGTTTGTAGTAGGATTTCCAAGCGCTCCTACAACAGGTCAGACAGAAGCATACGCTCCTCCTGAAGACCTAATGGGTCCGTGGGAAGGTCGTTGGTGCACTGGATCATTTGGAAGTCAATACCAGATAAACGTTTCGGCGATTGCTTCCGGTGAAGCGCGTTTTGATACGGGTATAGGAACAGGAAATAACGATTCTTTTAGTACTTGGATTGGTTTAGATACTGATCGAGAATTTACCGCTGCTCTCTCAGCAACCGATAGTTTTCAAGAAAACGGGTCAGTCTCATATGAAATCCACATCAAAACCTGGGATGGCACTGGGGGCAATTTAGGTGCTGGCACTACTGTTATGCAAAAAACATATAACGTCAATCTTGAAGCTAGGAGAGGATCATAATGGCAGTTGAATTTATAAGTTATCTCGGAGGCGACTATGGTAGCGGATCCAGTTTTCTTCCTTTCTACTCGACTGGCGTTGATCATCAATTAGGAATAGTTTTCCATGGCAGCTCTGGCGCTGGTAATAACCTTAGTGAGACTACAGATCAGAATGCTGTTGCAAGAGAAAGAGGAACCTGGAGATACGAAAAATCTACTCCTAATCCCTCCTTTAACGATTTAGATGAAATTCAAGATAACTATGTTAAAAATCCGATGATAGATTCTTTGAATTTTGATAACATTTGGATATATGCAGAAGAAATCGCTACACCTGCTGCCGAATCACCCCTCCAAGGCGGCAACAGCGGATGGGATGTTAATAATGCTGGGTTGGACCAATGGATCTCAATGGGCGCTCAGACCCGCTCTTGGACATTTAGTAGAAGCGCTGCAAATACCTCGTCCGAGGTTTACATCGGCACTTTAAAATTTTATTTCGTAGAAAGCGTCTCAACACCGACAACAGATCCTTCAACAGGAGTTACGAATGAGACTTATTTCGGACAAGTTCAATTGACGTTAGGAGCATTAGTATAATGAAACATAACGACAAAGATACGCCCGAAGATAAAGTAGATTACGATTATGATTACTCTCGTTCGACTTATTACGAACTCATAGAGAAAGGAAAAGAATCGCTTGACCTTATGATTGAGGTTGCGCGTGAATCAGAACACCCTCGTGCTTTCGAAGTTTTAGCAGGTATGGTAAAAAACATATCTGATGTGAATGACAGGTTGATGGATCTGAATAAGAAACAAAAAGAAATGAAAGCGCCTGGCAAAAACGAAGCAAAACAAATTACAAATAATAATGTGTTTTTAGGAAGCACAACTGATCTACAAAAATTATTACGTAATGAGGAAAAGGTGATTGATGCAGACAGCGTCGAGAATGATTAATGTAAACGAAACTTATCTTGGAAATATAAATGTTAAACGCGATGGTATCGTACAAGAATGGTCTCAAGAGCAAGTTCAAGAGTATGCAAAATGCATGGGGTCTCCCGAATATTTTGCGAGAGAATATATTAAAATCATCTCTTTGGACAAAGGACTTGTTCCATTTAGTCTTTACGACTATCAGAAAAACATGTTCAAACATTTCAACGATAATCGTTTTAGCATCGTACTTGCTTGTCGACAATCTGGTAAATCGATATCTTCGGTTGCATACTTACTCTGGTACGCTATATTCAATTCCGAAAAAACAATCGCCATATTGGCGAATAAAGGATCTACTTCCAGAGAAATGCTCGCGCGTATTACTCTTATGTTGGAAAACCTTCCATTTTTCTTGCAACCAGGTTGTAAAACTCTTAATAAAGGTTCCATCGAGTTTTCTAATAATTCTAGGATTGTTGCTGCTGCTACCAGCGGTTCTTCTATTCGGGGTATGTCTGTTAATCTCCTCTATCTCGATGAGTTTGCTTTTGTTGAGCGAGCAGCTGAATTCTACACTTCAACGTATCCTGTTATCTCCTCAGGAGTAGACACTAAAGTAATTATTACCTCTACTGCCAATGGTATTGGAAACACTTTTCATAAAATATGGGAAGGCGCTGTTCAACAAACAAACGAATACAAATCTTTTAGAGTAGACTGGTGGGACGTTCCTGGAAGAGACGAGAAATGGAAACTAGAAACTGTAAACAATACCTCTCAATTACAGTTTGATCAAGAATTCGGTAACACGTTTTTTGGTACAGGCAATACTCTAATAAACGCTGAAACACTCCTTTCCTTGCGGGCAGGAGTGCCCCAGCGGGTCTTAGAGGGCGGTCTTTTGTTAGTTTACAAAGAACCTTGCGCAAAGCACGAGTACATCATGACCGTAGATGTCTCGAAAGGAAGAGGTCAGGATTACTCTACGTTCAATGTCATAGACATTACGACACGCCCTTTTGAGCAAGTGGCAGTGTATCGGAATAACAATATATCTCCAATACTCTTCCCTAATATTATCTATAAGTATGCTACTGTTTACAATCAAGCATATGTGATTATTGAAGCAAACGATCAGGGATCATTAACTTGCGCTGGGTTGTATTACGATTTAGAATATGAGAATACGCACGTTTCTTCTGCTATTAAATCTTCTCATATTGGCGTTGAAATGAACAAACGAGTTAAAAGAATTGGGTGTTCTGGGATAAAAGATATCCTAGAAGAAAATAAAATGACTATTCATGATGAAGAAACTATATTAGAAATATCAACATTTGTCGCTTCTGGTTCTTCGTATGAAGCGAGTCAAGGCAATCATGATGATTTAATGATGAACCTTGTTATGTTTGGTTACTATGCTATGACAGAACAATTTATTAATATGACAGACGTTAACATAAAAGAAACGTTGTATAAAGAAAAGATGAAAGCGATTGAAGATGACGTAGTTCCTTTTGGTTTTGTTGATGATGGTTCAGAATTTATTGAACACATAGTTACTCGAGAAGAAATGGAACGTTTAGAATGGTCTTTGCCTATTTTAGAACAAGAACTTGATTTTTATAAATAAATACAATTGAGATTTATACCGTATTATGTTTTCAGATAAGCAAATGACAAAAGGAAACGACTATGGCAACCATACCAAGTGAGTCTCCCAACATTCTAGTCAAAGAAATTGACTTAACTGGGCAGGTACCAGGAGTCACTACTAGCACTGGAGCGTTCGTAGGAGAATATTCATGGGGTCCAACAAATACTCCTGTTCTAGTTGGTAATGAAGCGCAACTAGCAGAAACGTTTGGTGCGCCCGGATTAGATTCAGCAGTATCTAGTAGAGATTTTTTAACCGGAGCATATTTTCTAAAATATTCTGGCAGTTTATACAATGTTAGAGGAGTAGGAGCAGGCGCTACAAATTCGACTAATGCTGGATCGGCACAACTAATCGAAAATAGAACAGACTGGGAAACTGACGAACCCACTACTGGCGATTTTCATGCTAAATACCCAGGAAGTGTTGGTAACTCATTAGCAATTAAAGTTTGTTCAGGATCGTCAAACTTTGCCACATTTAATGCTGGAGTAGATTCTGCATTTGATGGACAACCAGAATCTTCTGTGTTTGTAAAACAATCGCAAGGCGTTACGACAAATACTATTTTTGACGAAATGCATATTGCGGTTGTTGATAGTGGCGGTGTGTTTACTGGGTCTCCTGGCACTGTTCTGGAAACATTTCCTTTTGTCTCTGCAGCAAACGACGCTAAAGCGCCAGATGGCAGCACAAATTATGCAAAAGATGTAATTAACGCTGCTTCCGAATATGTTTGGTGTCGTACTATTACTGGCGTTACTGGATTTGGCGAAACTTCCACAAATATCGTTGGTTCAAATACCGACGCTAATACAAGTTTTGCATTGGGATCTGGATTAACCGGAACATATAGCGCGTCTTCGGTTCAATCTGGTTACGACGAATTTAATGACGGAGATAATATTCAGGTAGATTTTTTAATTACGCCTGGACAAGATACTACGGCGGACGTAACGACAGTAGCGAATGACCTTATTTCTATAGCAGAAGGTCCGTCTAGAAGAGATTGTGTTGTAACTGTTTCTCCAGGGTTAGATGATTGCGTTTCTCTTTCTCCTGCCGCTGCTACAAATGCAGTCAATCTTTGCGCTAACACTGTAACTCGAAGCAACTATACAATCTTCGATAATAACTGGTTGAAGGTTTATGACAAGTATCGCGATCAATATGTTTATATTCCAGCATCTTCTTCAACAGCAGGATTAATGGCTGCAGGCGATTTAACTGCAGATCCATGGTTCTCTCCTGCTGGTCAGAGGAGAGGAAGATATTTGGGTGTGACTGCTTTAGCATATAACGCTGATCGAGTTGGAAGAGATTTGTTGTATAAAAACGGTGTTAACCCAATTGTTAATCTACCTGGGCAAGGCGTTTTGCTTTATGGAGATAAAACGTTCCAGAACAGACCTTCTGCGTTCGATCGAATTAATGTTCGAAGATTGTTTTTAACAATTGAAAGAGCGATTAAAGGCGCAGCACAAAACGTGCTGTTTGAACTTAACGATGAATTTACTCGTGCTGAATTTGTCAACGTTGTAGAACCTTTCTTAAGAGAAGTTAAAGGAAGGCGAGGCATTACAGATTTCAGAGTTGTTTGTGACGAAACGAATAACACGCCATCTGTAATTGACGCAAACAGATTTGTTGCTAGTATCTTCATTAAACCTGCACGTTCCATCAACTACATCACTCTTAACTTTGTTGCTGTAAGAAGCGGAGTTGAGTTTGAAGAAGTAGTCGGCACAGTTTAAGGAGAACATAAATGGCAATTTTAGGAGTCGACGACTTTAAAGCAAAACTACGCGGTGGTGGCGCTCGTGCAAATTTATTCAAAGCAACGTTAAATTTCCCTCAGTACGCTGGGGGAGATGTTGAACTTTCTTCGTTTATGTGTCGAGCAGCACAACTTCCGGAATCAACGACTAATATCATCAACATTCCTTTTCGTGGTAGAGAGTTAAAAATCGCAGGCGATAGAACGTTTGCCGATTGGAACGTTACTATCATGAACGACACTGATTTTAGTGTAAGAGACGCGATGGAAAGGTGGTTGAATGGAATTAATGCGCATAGTGCTAATACTGGATTAGTAAATCCCGTAGACTATCAAGCGGATCTTATCGTAGAACAACTTGATCGCGATGAGTCTGTGGTTAAAAGATATGATTTCCGAGGAGCGTTTCCTATTTCGGTGGGTCAGGTTCAGTTAGATTATGCGCAGGTGGGAGAAATTGAAACTTTTGATGTAGTATTTGCAGTACAGTACTGGGAAAGTAACACCACATCATAAGCTCTAAATAACGGGGGAGAGATCCCCCGTTTAATTTTTTAGGAATATTCATGGCAGACGATAACGTACTCAAATTATTTGGTTTTGAAATTAAAAGACCGTCTAAAGAAAAGGCAGGGGACAAATCGTTACGTTCTGTCGTGCCTCCTACTGACGACGATGGTGCAGGATATGTAACTGCTGCTGCTGGTCATTATGGCCAGTATATTAATATGGACGGTGATCAATCAAAAGATAATCATCAACTTATTATGCGTTATCGTGGCGTCTCTATGAATCCTGAAGTTGATATGGCAATTGAAGAAATTGTAAACGAAACAATATCTGCTTCAGAACTTAGAAGTTCCGTTGAAATATCTTTAGAAGACGTTGAAACTACCAATAGAATTAAAAAACTTATATCAGAAGAATTTGACAATGTTATAGCAATGTTGAAATTTAACGAACTTGGGCATGATATTTTTAGGTCATGGTATGTAGACGGAAGAATTTATTATCACCTTATGGTTAACGAATCTAACCTTAAGGCAGGAATTCAAGAAATACGAAATATTGATTCTTCTAAAATGCGAAAAGTTAAACAGGTAAAATATAAAAAAGATCCTAAGACTAATGCTAAAATAGTAGATCATATAGACGAGTTTTATATTTACGAAGAAAGACCTGGTTCTATGACCAGCGCAGTTAAATTTTCAGTAGATGCTATTCAGTATACCACTTCTGGTATGCTCGACGAAACTAAAAAGAAAGTCGTATCTCATTTACACAAGTCACTAAAAGCAATTAATCAGTTGCGTATGATGGAAGACTCTCTGGTCATCTATCGTCTCGCGCGTGCACCAGAAAGGCGTATCTTTTATATTGATGTAGGTAACTTGCCTCGTGGTAAGTCTGAACAATATATGAAAGATATTATGGCTAAGTATCGTAACAAATTGGTATACGACGCGAACACTGGCGAACTTAAAGATGATCGCAAACATATGTCGATGCTTGAAGATTTCTGGTTACCACGTCGAGAAGGTGGTCGCGGTACAGAAATTTCTACTCTTCCTGGTGGCGATAACCTTGGTCAGATTGACGATATCATTTATTTCCAAAAGAGATTATATCGTGCATTGAATGTTCCTGTCAATCGTTTGGAACAAGAAGCGCAGTTTTCTTTAGGAAGGTCTGCAGAAATTAGTCGAGACGAAGTTAAGTTTCAAAAGTTTATTGATAGATTGCGTCGGCGCTTTTCACAAGTATTTCTTGGTATTCTTAAAAAACAACTTATCTTAAAAGGCGTTTGTACTGAACAGGATTGGAACAACTGGAAAAATGATATCGTCGTTGATTTCGTAAAAGATAATCATTTTTCAGAATTAAAAGAAGCAGAAATTCTTAGAGATAGGTTGGGACTGTTAGCAGAAGCAGAACCTTTTGTCGGTCAATATGTTTCTAAAGAATGGATTTGGAGAAATGTTTTACGATTATCTGCCGAAGACATTGAAGAAGTTAAAACCCAAATTGATGGCGAAATTGATGCGGGAGAAGTTCCAGATCCTATGGAACCAGAACCAGAACCAGAACCAGAAGAAGAAGAACCGAAACCCGAACCGCCTAAAACGCCGCCACAACAAGTTCATATTAATGTTAATGGCGGTAAACCCGAATCTAAGAAAAATAAAAAAGAACAATATGTACCCTCCCAAGAAGATGAATTGGTTGA